GTATCAGTAAGTCATATCCAGACACTAGATTTTATCGTGTATCAGATGAAGTCTATGACTATAAATTAAATAATTTAACAAATCTAACAATCGAAAGTTTCATGGAGGCTATATGCTAGAATTTGATATCAAAAAAGCAAAATCACAATTTTGGAATCAAATGAGTCAAGCAAAGGCACGCAATATACCTTTTTTATTTACATTTGAAGAATGGTTACAAATTTGGTTAGATAGTGGACATTATCATGAGCGTGGAATAGGTAAAGACAAATATTGCATGAGTAGATATAATGATACAGGTCCATATAGCGTGAATAATGTTTTTATACAAACTATTAGTAAAAATAGTAGAGATCAAAAAGGTAGAAGCAAACCTGCTCCCTGGATGATTGGTAGGAAACGTGATACTAAATCTATAGAAAAAATGAAAGAAACAAGAAAAAATAATGGATTTAATTATGCTACCTGGTCTGGTAAAACTATGACAATTGAATCCAGTAATAAAAAATCAATAGCATTAAAAGGTCGTCCATGGACAGAAGCCAGGCGTAAAGCACAACAAATGAAAAAGGAGAAAATGAATGGAATTTAAATATCATGTCGAGACAGGTCCAGATGGCATACGCTGGGTATCAATTGAGCCTCTCCTCGACGACATTGTTACAGCAATAGATGGACTAATGAAACTACCTACAGATGATCTTGACGATGATGGTAAACATATTATTGATATGAAAATCGTAGCATTGCGTAGTGTGCATGAGTTTCTTGGTAGCATCATCACAGCAGACAACTTAAAGAAAATTAAGGAGAAAAACAATGGGCAGAGCGAGCAATCGGAAGAAAGCCAAAACATTCTCCACTGATAACGAATTAAAGTTAATGGTAGATAAACCTGTTGTTACTAGTAACATCAGAGTGTTTGATAAAATGGCAACTGAGTTAAGTCCATATATGACTGAAACTGAAGTAGATCAGGTCGTAAGTTTTATGCTAGAGATACAACATAGCAAATGGGACATCAATCCTACAGTAGATGATAGCAAGACACAGTTACAACTGATATTAGGAAGTGATCGTTTCGCAGAGATATGCAAACAGTGGAACAGTAAAAATCAAAAATGGTTGACTGTATTTGGTAGAAGAAAATATAAGTGTAAAACTACTGGTAATTATTACGATGGATTAGATCCAGAAGATAAGGAGAACGATTTTGATATCGTTTATATTTAATGGAAACTGATTTAAGAAAATATCAAAAACATAAAAGTACGGCAAAAGTACGAGGTATAGACTTTAACCTTACATTTGATGAATGGTTAAACATTTGGCAAAATAGCGGACACTATCAAGATAGAGGGCGTGGAAAAGGAAAGTATGTAATGTCTAGAATTGATGATAAAGGTGGATATACTTTAGGTAATGTCTTTATTCAATTGAATAAAGATAATGTCATTGATGCTTGTAAAGGAAATGATTGGAATAAAGGAAGAATACATACTGAAAAAACTAAAAAGAAAATATCTCAAGGTTTAAAGGGAAGAATTTTATCGCAAGAATGGAAAGATAAGATTAAAGCAGCAGGTATAGGTAAAAAGAAACCACCAACAATTATTACCTGTAAACATTGCGGTAAACAAGGTGCTATGAACAATATAAATCGTTGGCACAATAACAATTGTAAATTAAAGGAATTTTATAATGATTAAACAAAAGCCTGTAAAATTAAAAAAAGAAAACGAGAGTGGCAAGAAAGTAGGTGCAGACAATAAAGCATGTTGGGGTGGATATAGATATCAGGGTACAGTAAACGGTCGTGATATCTGTGTGCCAGTAAAAAAGAAATGAGTTATAAACCCACACAAGCCATGGCAGATAACGCACGGCATGGCTTAGAATTGCGTGATAAAAGCACACCTAGCAATAAAGGCGGCACTAGTGTAGGACTACAACGCGCCAATCAATTCATGAAGCGTGAGAATGTCAGCCTAGATACGGTCAAACGCACATATAGTTTTTTAAGCCGTGCTTATACCTACTATCAACCAGGTAAAAACACTAAAGGTACACAAGCATATCTTATGTGGGGCGGAAACGCTGGATATACCTGGGCTAAGAAGATATTAGAGGATGAAGGTCTATTATAAAGATATGGACTTTATAACCGATACAGATATACATCTACAACATATAAATGGTAGCACTGATAATGAGTTCATGATGTATTGCATGTATGTAAGAGATTTTACTATACATGCAAAAGATATAAATACTATAACACAATTGATAAAAAATCGTTGTCATAGTCTAGGATATAGATTTGAATATGGTTGTTGTGGTACTAATGTATTAATAAGGATATAATCATGAAAGACAGTCACATATATCAACGCATGAACAATCCAACAGTTGTAAAGACATATATCAATATGATCAATAACAATGATATGGAAACAGTGAACTACCTTGTAGGTAATATCACTATGGCAGCAAATGACCATCCAAGATTTAACGCGATAATTGCAGCATATAATGATAGGCTCAGTCGTGAAGAAAATAAGGAATAACACTAATGGAAAACAACCAAAATCTACCAAAACGTGGCCGTGGAGGAAAACGTCCTGGGGGTGGGAGAAAGCAGGGCTCGACGAACAAACTCAGTGCGCAAACCTTACTGCACGAAATAGCAAAAAGGGACAAGCCATTTGCGATAGGCTTAGCAGAGGATTATCACAACGCTCGTTTATCAGGGGATACACATCTGATAATGAAATATCAGAACATGATATTGAACAAGGTAGTAGCGGATAAAGTCGATGTTGACCATACAAGCATGGGTGAAAGACTATCAGCAGTATTCCAATTTCCACAATATGAATTACCAGATTGGAACGACATACCTAAGACTATAACGATCAAGGAATGATATATGCAATTAACAAGTCAACTAACATATAGTGAATTAAACAATAAACCAATCATATATAATCAGAATTATTATCTTGACAATTATACTGTACCATATATAGAAAAATTCACTGAGTATCTTGTAGGTTGTCCAACAAGATATAGTCCAGTCACTTATTGTTATCGTGGTGATAATATCATAGGCGTAAGCCTGATGCATTATGGTGAATATACAGAGATGGAATGCAACCTATTGCGCAATTTCATCAATGATAGCACTATAGTCTATGATATAGGCAGCAATATAGGAGTGCATACACAAGCATTTGCTAAAACTGCAAAACATGTATATTCTTTCGAACCAAACAACAACAATTATAAATTATTAGAGATCAATACATATCACGATAAAAATGTATCGCTATACAAATATGCGTTAAGCGATAGTGTAGGCATCGCCAAAATTGAGCAATATGAGTTAGGAAGTATTGGCAATTTTGGCGAGTGCAAGTTGACTGATGTTGGTCAAGATTGCAAGATGACTACTATAGATGAATTAGTAAACACTAGACAAATAGAACCACCACATGTCATAAAGATAGATGTAGAAGGACATGAACAAAATGTTTTTCGTGGCATGCGTGAAACAATAAAACATAACTTACCAGTCATATTCTATGAAGCCATGCATTGCGATCTAATATCCATATATGATATGCTAAATCAATTTGGCTATGAACTATATTGGTATCCTGTGAATAATTATAATCCAAATAACTTCTATAAAAATAAAAATAATATATTTGGTCATGGTGGCGTACTGAATATATTAGCAGTACCATTTCATATACAATGCAACACAAATCTACCAAAAGTCATAGACCGTGAGGATACATGGCATAACGCTTTTCATAGATTGCAAAAAAATGATGCAAAATCTGATTAACATTCCATTATATGGTAACCAAAAAACCTTATTACAGGATTGGCTAACTACTGATAAGCATTGCATAAACATCGTACCTGTAGGTAGCGGAAAGACTTTCCTCGCTGCTATCGCATTACCTATCTTTGCCACAGATATACGCTATCATAAAGGAAAAGATATAATCTATAGCGCACCAACAGGCGCTATGATAAAAGCACTTATCTGGGAACAATTGAAAAATAGTTGCATGGAGCATTTTGGTCTCAAGGATGGAGTCGATATCAACAATAGTGAATTGACAATAAAATTTCCTAATGGTATATTCATACGCTGTAAAAGTGCAGAGCAGCGTGAGAATCTAAGGGGTCTTAATGTGGGGATATGGATCGCTGACGAGGCTGCTCTGTACACACAAGAAACATTGCAAGAAATAACCAATCGATTAAGACCAAGGGTAGGACAACCTGACACAGCAGGTAGATTGATTGTTATCAGCACACCTAATGGTACAGGACCACTTTATGATCTATTTCAATATGCACTACAAAATAAAGATCGTTATATAGTAAGACATTATAGTTATCTAGAGATGCGTAGCGGTAACAAACAATTTATTGAAGAACAAAAACGCATTATTAGTCCATTAAAATTTAATCAAGATTATATGTGTCAATGGGAAAGTGTTGCTGACATGTTTTTCTATACTTTTGACAAACATAAACATACACATGAAATTGTTGATAGATTTGCTGATTTATATACGTTCCATGACTTTAACAAACGTGTAATGTGTGCAACAGTAGCACAAGTTACTAAAGCAGGACAAAAAGATGGCACAATAGAAATACTTAAAAGTTATGCCATACCTGACTGTAGCACAGAAGGCATAGCAAGTGCTATACGTGAAGATTTTCCACGTAGACGAATTAACAGTATTATTGACATGAGTGGAACACAAAACAATCGTGATACTACCAGTCCTTTCGGTGTCACTGATAGAACCATATTAGAAAAGTATGGCTTTACAATTGTTAATACACGTAAGAGCAATCCATTAGTTACAGATACAGATAATACTAGTAATGCATTTATACAACGTGGTGGATTACGGGTTAAGCCAGATGATAAATTTTTATTAGATAGTTTACAGACATATCATTTTGAAGATAGTACACGCAAAAAATTAAAAAAGTATACAGAACAAAAATATGCACACATAGATGGTCTTGGTGATTGCATACGTTATGGTATACATTATCTATTTCCAATCAATCATGATAGTGTGCCATATCCTGAGTATATTGGTATGGATGAACGATTAATGAATCAGAGACCTGGAATACAACATATGCCAGAAAGTCCATTGTATCCCGGCGGTCCCCAATGGAGTGAAATTCTTGGAGAAGAAGAACTCGATAGAGATTACATGTCATGGAAATAATGAAAGCAAAACAGGAACAAACAAATCAAGTAACATGGAGTTAAACAAATGAAAAAGAAAAGAGGTGTAGAAGCCATACCAGGATATGAGAGAGTGATGAGAAGGACTGAGATACCAACAGATAAATCACAATGTTGGTTATGGAAGGGTCCAGTCAATAACGCAGGTTATGGTATGATACGTGGTAATGATGGTTATCCTAAGATGACTACTGTGCATAGGATAGTTGGTCTACATAAAGGATTGAATAGGCATAGAGAGATACAACATACCTGCCTAGTAAAAAATTGCGTGAATCCAGATCATCTTGTGAATGGCAATGTCAAGTCAAGGATGCAAAGACTGAGCAAAAAATATGATGGTTATTGGTGCAGACCAAAAAATCCTTATAAAACATGCAAATATTGCAAGAAAACAACTCATGTGATATGGTTTCCAAGAATACATAAAGACTGTTATCTAGGAATGTCTAGTAATTACATTTGTAAAAAAGTATAAATAATCTATACAACATTTAATGGAAATATAATGCTAATAAAAGACTTGATGAAAAAGAACCAACTTTATCAGGCTGTCTATCAGCAAATGCTTGGTTATCAATATTCATATTTGGGGGGCTATACATTCAAACAATATGTTCGTAAAAAGCGTCCAAGCGAAGATTCAGCATTATGGATTGACTTAATCAATAACACAGTAGCACAGCCTATTAGTCGTTACATCGTTGATACTATCAATGATGTATTATTTGAGCCAGGTGTAAAACGTAATCTACAGTTTGCTACACCAGAAGGTATTAATATTGATCCACGCAATACTGAATGGGCAGACTTATTTTGCCTAGATAGTGATATGCAGAATCGTAATATGACAGGTTTCATGGAACAAGTAGGTGATCTAACAAGTATATTTGGTCACTGTTGGGTAGCAGTAGATATGCCTAAAATGCAAGAAGGCAATCTTGGCAGACCCTATGTTGTAGCCATTAGTCCTATTAATGTTTGGGATTGGGAGTGGGAATACTATTGTGGTAGACCAATCGTCAAATATGTTAAGGTCATGGAATATGAAGATGGCAAAAACTTTTATATCAAGTGCTATCATCTTGGTGATGAATCAAGTCCAAGTTATTGGAAATCATATGAAGTTCCTAAACAAAGTGTTGGTAGCAAATTAGATCAAAACGCAGAACTAACAGGCGAAGGTCTGTTTCCACCTGGCATGAGTGTTCCAGTTTTCATAGCATATGGTCGCAGAGATCCAAGAACAATCGATCTTGGCATTAGCGATATTGATGCAGCAAGTGATGCACAGCGTGAACATTATAAATTAGAATGTGAAGCCTATACAAGCATACAATTTGCTAAAACATTAATTCGTGCAGATAAAGGTATTGCAGTGCCAGCGCAAGCAGGTGCAATCGTTCGTGCAAGTGAAGGGCAAGTTGAAGCCATACCAGTATCAACAACTGATGTTGATACAGTAATGAAAAAGCAAGCAGATATATTAGAACAAATTGAAAGTCTAACTGGTTTAGGTGGATTACGCACAAGTCGTCATCAACCACAATCAGGTATTAGTATCATTGAAGAACGCAAGACATTGCATAAAACTGCAAAAGCAAAAGCACGATTAATGGAAGTATGTGAAGAAATGATTTTCACATATGCTGCACGTTTCATGAATCAACGTTGGGCTGGTGAAGTAAGTTATAATACTGATTATGAAGCCACAGATACAAATTATAGACTTGCACTTGCTAAAGAAGCAAAAGCATTGGTACAAGGTAATCCAATAATTGATGCACTTGTTAATCGTGAAATTATTGGTATGCTTGCACCAGATAATGCAATACCAGAGTTTGAACAAGCATATATTAATACATTAACTGATCCAACATTACGTGAATTAATGACACAAAATAATCGTGTATTAATGACACGTGATCTTGGTAGTCAGATTCCTGTTGAAGAAGAAAATGAAAATGAAACAGAATATGATGAAAAGGTCAGTGGTAATGAAGATTATGAAAGTGAAGGTGGTTTTGGACAAGCAGAAAATCAACAATTGATGGGCGGTCCCGGCACACCAATAGTTAATACAGGTCTGTCATTCTATCCCCAGCAGGCGGTTGCCGTGCAACTTGTGGGTATGAATACCGGTAGGTGAGTAATATGGACTATGTAAAAATACTAAAACCCTGCACAATATTTGCCAGACAAAAAGCCATGGCAAAGGTTCGTAATATTGAATGGCAACTAACCTTTGAAGAATGGTGGCATATATGGGAACAATCAGGTAAGTATGAACAGCGTGGAAGAGGCGCCGGCAAATACTGCATGAGCCGCATAGGTGATGTAGGACCATATAGTGTAAATAATGTCGTCATTAAAACTATTGATGATAATAATCGTGAAGCACACGCAGGCAAAAAACAATCACCAGAAATAATCGCACAAAGAGTTGCAAAAATAACAGGCATAAAACATAGCCTAGAACGCAGATTAGCCAATAGTATAGGTCAGCGTAATGGTAATAATATATTTGTTTTACGAGCAAAAAATAAACAAAAGGTAGGAACATAAAATGGCATTAGCAGAAACACTAAAGGAACAACTTGGTACATTAGAAGTTTACAAAGTCAAAGCACAGGGCTTTCATTGGAACGTAGAAGGTGATAACTTTGTACAGTTACATAAACTATTTGGAAATATTTACGAAGATGCTGACGATGCCATTGACACCTTAGCCGAACATATTCGTACATTAGAAGTTTATGCTCCAGGCAGCATGAAAAGATTTATTGAATTATCTGCTATCAAAGAACAAGAAAAGATACCAAAGGCTATGCTAATGGTAAAAGAATTGATTGATGATAGCGAAATTGTTCTTGGTCACCTCGATAAATGCTTTGCGGAGGCGACTAAAGATAATAAACAAGGTATCGCAAATTTTATTGCTGACCGTCAAGCGGCTCATGCAAAGTATTTGTGGATGCTAAAAAGTTTCGCAAAGTGATTCGTTTGTTACGTTATAACTAGTGAGGAAATATGAGCGATTATCAAAATGAATTCGTTGGCAACGATACAGCCGAATCTGTAGACAACGCAGGACAACCTACAGACGCTAAAGTTAATCCTGGTGCTATACGCAAATCTACTACTTCAAGCATATTGAACGCATTGTCTAATGCAAGCGGTCAACAGTTTGAAAGCGTAGAAGCAGCGATAGCATTCATGGCAAGAACAGCAGCGCAAAATGGTTCTGCACCCGTTGGCAACGTACAGCCAGTGGAACCACCACGTCAATCTAATGGTCGTGTCACTACAAATGACCTACATGAACAGTTTAACCGTTTACAACAGGACTTGGCTCGTAAAGAACAAGCCTTACGTGAAAAAGAGTTAGATGGTGAAATTATGAAGGCTATGGGTGATAGATTTGATAATGACTTAGTTGACTACGCATTAGGCAAAGTTAGATCAAACATTCAATGGAATGAAGATGGAACTTATAGCATAGTAGACAGCAAAGGTCGTGAAAGATATGGCATGGATGGTAATCCATTAAGTGTCACTGGATTAGTTCAAGAAGTAGCAAAGGGTAATCCTAAGTTACTAAAACAGAGTAATCTAACTGGTGGCAGTGGTTTG